CCGGTGATGGCCGGCGGGGCGATCCCTCTTCACTGTGATAATAAACAACCTTTGATTGGAGAAGTTTAAGTTTCAATAATATCAATTGGCTACTTTGTTCTAGTCAGCCATAGACTCATTGGCCACAACTTATCAGCTGATCCACTGGCCAAGCTGATAAGTCACTCCTGATATTGGGGGTAGTTTGTGGTCTGAGTTCATCTCGCCTTTTAGTTAGCTTGTACCAGAGTCACTTCATCTTTTCTTACTTCAAAGTCAATGTATGCATGTGTACCTCCTACAAATTGCATTCCTGTTAGTTTTCCGTAGTCCTGGTAGATGAGTGCACTGGATATGGTGTAATATGTCACCCCTTCATCAATCTGGGCTAATCCATCGGTTCCAACGCTTAATCTTATTACATAATAGTCTTCTTTTACTCGGGATGGATATATAACCCCTGTTCTTGAGGCTAGTTGTACATCTGTGTCTTCCTCTGCTGTGATTTGTTCTGCGTATTTTAGCATTTTATAATTTTCTCCTTCCTTACTTGATACTGCCTCACAAGCGAATACCCATATGGGGTGGTCTTCTGCTAACTGTACTTCTAAACCGTTATACGTCACGCGCTTATCTTCTTCGTCTATACTATCATCTTGTAGTACTGCTCCTAATGGTATTAAATTATTGAATTGTTTTGATTCTAGCATATTAATGATTGTTACATTGTTATATTCATATGGTAATGCATTTGCTTGTACTAATCCTGAGTTAAAATATGCTATTGTATTTCCTATTGGATTTTTGAGTGTATAACGGTATTCAATATAGAAATATCCTGGTATAATTCGTTCTCCATTTAAATTGGTACATCCAACTGCTATTGCTATAAATGTAAATGGATTTGACTCTTGGTTAAACTCCCCTGCCATCCTAAATAAATTAAATTGTAAGTTGGATGCTAATGTAATGTTGCTAACAGCCTTTGTGTAACATTGTGTCAGCATGCCACCATTTGATGTTCTCAATGTTTGTTGTAAGTTTTGGTTAGATGGTGCTTGTCCCCATATAGTACCTGCTAACACATTTCCTTGTTGAGTAACAGCACATTGTGGGACATATGTTAATTTCATCATTAAAGGTCTATAATTTTGATACCCTGCGGCTAATGCTGCTATACGAGTTCCAGTCCAGTATGCTGGGTTTGCAGGAATTGTACTTATCACGGGAGTGCTTTGGATTGGGGCTGTTAATTGGTCCGGGATTGAATAAATTAAATCACGTCCTTCCACTGTCATTGTATTTGCTGTTTGATTTATTACTCTAAAATTTTTATTGAATCTGGATCGTGTTGCTGCTGGTATACCGGGACCAAAACCAGTTGTATTCCTACTTGAATTAAATTTCTTTTGATTTCTTTGTCTTGGTTTTATGTTATTGATTCTTCGGTTTATATTTTTAATTCTCTTATTGATATTATTGATCCTATCACTTCTTTTATTATTATTTTTATTAGCTTTATTCATCGGAAAAATTTTTTATGCCCAATACAGATTTAAGTTCCTCTGAACTGAATTCTTCATTTATTTGAGAGTTAATATATTGTAGTTGGGTTTTTGTGTACTTGTCAGTATTTACTTTCTCTATTCGTTTCATGGTTTCCCAGTAGTCACCTTGAATCTTATATTTTATTCTTCTGTGGTGTATATTGTAGAACTTCTCATAGGCTGGTGTTTCTAATGGAATATATGGGCAGCTCTGTTTTCTCCTGTCTTTGGCAGATTGATTCAAGGCGTGTGAGACTTTTTGCAATACATATTGCTTTTCATAGCGGTTGAGGCCTGATATAAGTTGTTTTGCTTTAGTTATATATGCTTTTGCCATCGTGTCAAATATGTCTATTCCTTCATAACTGGCTTTAAGAGCTACTGCCTGGTCTATTAAGTATGTGTATCGCTGAATTACATTATATGACTTTGTTTTTCTACTATATTTTGCTAAATTGAAGAGTTTCTTTGGATCTCTGGTTAACATTATATGTCCTTTGTTGTCCAATACCCAGGCACGTAGTGAACAGAATTTTATTATTTCAGGTCCTCCGATGTCCAACATTTTTAATACCTGGCCCAACCCATATGTGGATTGATCAGTGATTTCGGCTGACTTTAAGAAATACCTGTAGTATAATTTATGTATTTGTTCATCTGTTATATAATCTTTATACATTACAGTGAAGTCATCACCTTTTGAGAAAACCACATAATCCTTTCCGTAGATCAATCCAGCCTGATCATTTACGTATCGGTTGTATAGGGCCATCCTTATTGTATTGCATAGAGTGGTGTCTGCGTCTCCTGAAAAGACACTGCCTAGTATTTTGTAATTAAACATCTTTCTTCTTTTCTTTGTTTTAGAATCAATGTATATCAGATCCATACTCTTGTATTCCTGAGTAGCAATGTCCATAAAGAGTTGTTTGTCAACGTGGTATACAGAATGGGCAACTCTTTGATATATGTAATGGTCCACTCTTTTTAAAGTGATATCTTGTGTATTGTCAAATGCAGAACCATCTCCTTCAACTACTTTGGTGAAACCTTGATCTATATATTCATTTATCATGTGTGCCATTTCACTTAAATTTTTACCTCCACAATATCCTTTGAATTTGTCCTGAAATATCTCCTCTAAATGCCAACAAATGGGCCCCATGACAAACTTTGTTCTCATGGGTATTGAGCATACCATTCTAGGTTTGCCGTCTATACCTTGTAATTCAACTTTGCAGATGCCCTCATAATTTACCTGTGCCATTCTACGTCTTTGTGCTGGTGTTAATGCAGTGGCATCTATTAAATATTGTTGGTATAGATCCATGTCATTTTGCTTTCTACGATCAAGGTGACAATACCAATCCTGGAATGAGTAACCGAATGTAGTTAATTCCTCACCTACTTCTTTGTCTATTATTTTTTTTGCATACTCTAAAAAGTGATCGGCTACTTGAGGGTCTGGTGTTGGAGCTGCTTTCATTTGTCTTTTAGCGGCAGCATATAATGTATGTTTGCAGCTTTTGTAGGCCATAACTTCTTGCTCTTGATCCTGTGGTTCGCCAAATATCTGTTCATATAGTATTTTGTGATCACACTCGCAGTCTATGTCTTTAACTTTTATGTAATCAAGAGGATTTTTAATTTTATCCATTCTTTGATAGTATTTAAATAGCCTGTCTAAATTTCCAGGTTCGATATCACTGATTTGGAGTCTCACTTTTTCTTGATAATCAGGGTGTGGATGCTTTTGTTCTAAATTATAGAGGGGTTGCGAAGCATGTTTTTCTATATTAGGTGTTACTGAAACTCCCTCATAAAATAAGCGCTGTGCGCTGTGACCTTCTGTATTGGGCTTTACTGAAAATTTTTAAGGTCTTTTTCATCTACTTTTTCATTTATGTTCATCCAGTTTTTAACTCTATATGTTAAGTATTCGCAGAATCTGGATTTCATGAAAGCATCCTTAAATGAATCTGGTAATGTGGTGTACTCTCCTTTCTTTAATGCATTTATTTCTTGGGTCATTTTTAAATTTTTAAGTACTGTTAAGTGACTTTCTGCTTTAAGGGATTGCATGACAGTTTGTTCTATCAATGCTATAATATGGTCTGCCTGCAATTTTGGTTCCTCTTTATTAATATAAGTGACTAGTGATTTTAAGTGTTCATCATCTATTTTTTCGGCTACCAGATTCTTTGCGTTGAGCCTATTTATTAATTCTTGTTTTACTAAGATGGGTTCATCAGATACAGTTACATCTAAAGTTCTAGCATATCCAAATACTCTTCCTTCTGTGTATCTGACTAATGCGTAATTCCTACCTACTTTTTCAAGCTGAGTTCTTGGTTTTATGTATTCCCACATTGTTTTAAATGTGCCTTTGGTTGGTACATAATATGGATTTGGTATGAGCCACTTATCTTTTAAAAGGTTATTAACATAGGTTATCATTTGTTTTACAAAGTGGCCATCATCTGGTTGTGAAGTATATTTATCCTCAACGCATTTTAATAAGTCCATTTGGTTTATTATATAAGAGTTTATGCAGTCTGATCTTTCTAATGTAGTGCTTTTTACAATTTTAAATGATACATAGTTGGTGGCACCACAATCATATTCATGGACTTTAATAACTTTTAAGGCAAATGGATACTCTTCATCACCCTGATTTAACAAGAAATTATCGCAAAAGTTGAATTGGTAGAACCTTGCACCAGATCTGTAGTAATGGTCATTTCCGTCGGTTTTCATGTAGAATGTTACTTCCTCTGGTTGTATTTCGGGTCTGGTGCTATCATAGTTTTTGGGTATGAGTCTAGTGAATCCCTCTCTATATATATGAGTCCCTGTGGAGAATTGAATATCATGCATGTTTACATCATTAAATTTAGGGACATGAAGCATTCCAATAGCAACTGTTCCATCTTCTAATTCTTTAAATGCTTCATATAGATCAGCATCAGGTATATAGTATATCACGTCAGTAAGTAAAAATAATGTTTTTGTATCTATTTTATTTCCCTGTTCTTCACAGTACTCTTGAAGTGTCATCTCTTCTTTAAGAGTGGGCTTCATTTGATTGTAAATGTCGTTATTATCATACTTGGTTGCCACTCTAGCTAATTTCAGATTGTACTGTTGTATATCTTCTTTTACTAACCTAGCTCTATCAAAGTCTGCTGTTTCTTCTTGAGGTAGTAAGACCACATTGGCGGCTCCACGTATAGCTGTTCTTGCTGACATAACATCTACTAAGAACCTACTAGGTCTTGGGATTAAAACATTTTCGACATCTAATTCTTTATTTTTATTTTCAAATATTTCACGGTGTGGTCTTACTGTTGAATTAACCAAATCCGCTTCTTCAATTTTCCTAATGTTATGTAAAATTGGGTGATCATTACTTGTCATTTTAATTTGGGTTATAAAAGGTTTGTTATCCTCCGTTATGTCAGTTTTCTTGAAGAACTGGAAATTTTTAAATAGTTGGCTGAATAAGGAGTTCAATTCATCATTGTAAAATGAGTATTTGGCAATATTAGATTTATAAAACTTATTGTAGGTATCAGCCAACTCTAGTTCAACCTTATCAACTTCTGCATCTCCTAGCTTATTAACTCTCTTTTTGATAGGTTGTTTATTATCTGCACCCTCAGGTGCATTGTTCCCACCTCGGTGGTTATTTTTATTATAAGCAAATCGCTTTGAT